TGGCCCGAGATCATCCACTCCTTCGGCGACAAGGTGGGCCAGAAGCCAAGGCCCATGCGCGTGCTGCCCTCGCCGCAGGCGATCAGCCGGATGGAGGAGACGCTCACTTGGACCGCGTGCCTCGACCCGGTCGACGGCAAGATCGTCTGGATGCGCGCCCATGGCGAGCGGTGGAAGACCATCTGCTGGACGGTCGGACTGCAACGCTCGGCCGCCCACCAGCACTGGCTCTACGGGCTCTGCGTCATCTCGCTGAAGCTCAACCGGCGTCGGTTCAACCGCAACCTGTCGAAGCGGCGCGTGATCGAACTGGCCGGTGGCGCGTAACCCTGCGCGCCAGAGGGGAAGATGTGCGGCGGACAGTTTTCGACGGGACAGAAAACCGGTTCGGGGGCTAGGTTCGGGATAAGCTCGGGAGAGGCGCGCGCGGCGCGGTCCCGAGCGAAACCATCCTTTCGTTGGCGAGGCCCGCTAAGAAAGGAAAGGCGCTGATCCTTTCCTTGCGGACCGCTGTCCGCCTCCGCCACGCCCCTCGGCCGAGTTCGCGGTTCCTTCCGCGCGACCTGCGTATGCTGGCGGGCTTGGCGCGCAATATCGCCAGCGACAGGGCCGATTTTTTGGGAAGCCACCGGGAATCCGGATCCACCGGCGCCCCCTGAAAACCTCGTGAATTCAAACACATGACTGGCCACGCGGGGTGGATACCCCCGGATTCCGGAGTCCACCCCAAAAGCCACCGGACTCCACCCTGCCGGAGTCCACCCCGCGCGCCATGGCTCGCTGCGATCAACCGAACAGGATTACCGATATGACCCTCGCCTTCGCCCCCGAGCGGATCGAGACCTGGCCGCTGGCCAAGCTCCAGCCCTACGCGAAGAACGCGAAGCTGCACGGGCCCGAGCAGGTGGCCAGGATCGCCGCCAGCATGGCCGAGTTCGGCTGGACCGTGCCCTGCCTCGTGGGCGAGGACGGGGAGCTGATCGCGGGCCATGGCCGGGTGCTGGCGGCGACGCAGCTCGGGCTGACCGAGGCGCCGGTGATCGTTCTGGGGCATCTGACCGAGGCGCAGCGCCGGGCCTATCGCATCGCGGACAACAAGCTGACCGAGGCGCCGTGGGACGACGCGCTGCTGTCGGCCGAGTTGAAGGATCTGCTCGCCGACGACTACGACCTGTCGCTGGTCGGCTTCTCCGATGGCGAACTCGACAAGCTGCTGGCCTTCGACGCGGACGAGGGCGGTGAAGAAGAGGGCGGCGCCGGAGGCTCCGTGCCGCCGGTGACCATCCCCGAGCCGCCGCGCAATCCCGCGTCGCGCACGGGCGATCTGTGGCTTCTCGGCGATCACCGGCTGCTCTGCGGCGACGCCACCAACCACGAGGATGTCCGCCGCCTGATGAACGGCGAGCGCGCGGTGCTGTTCGCCACCGATCCGCCGTATCTCGTCGACTACGACGGCTCGAACCACCCGACGCGCAACAAGGATTGGAGCCAGAGCTATGGCACCACCTGGGACGACAGTTCTCAAGGGTCCGAGCTCTATGACGGCTTCATCGCCGCCGCCGTGGCCGAGGCGATCACCGAGGATGCCGCCTGGTACTGCTGGCACGCCTCGCGCCGCCAGGCGATGCTGGAAGAGTGCTGGGAAAGGGCGGGGGCCTTCGTCCATCAACAGATCATCTGGGTGAAGGACCGGGGCGTCCTGACCCGGTCGCATTATCTCTGGAAGCATGAGCCCTGTTTCATGGGCTGGCGGCGTCCGAACCGCCCGCCGAAGGTCGCCGAGCAGACGCTACCCTCGACCTGGGAGATGCCGTCCTTCGCCAGGGACGAGCGCCCGGATCATCCGACGCCGAAACCGCTCGACGCCTTCGGGATCCCGATGCGCCAGCATGTGGCGCGGGGCGGCCTCTGCTACGAGCCCTTCTCGGGCTCGGGCTCGCAGATCATGGCGGGCGAGGCCAATGGCCGGCGCGTCTTCGCGATGGAGATCAGCCCGGCTTACGTCGATGTCGCCGTCGAACGCTGGCAGGCCGAGACCGGGCGCGACGCGATCCTCGACGGCAATGGCCGGACCTTCGCAGAGGTGAAGGCCGAGCGGCTGGGCGAGACCCCGTCCGCCGCCGAGGGGGCCCACGCGGCTTGATACCGTGGATGGCGTGGCTCTACCTTCCTCCGGCCTGCCTGCCGGAGCCGGCGACGCGTGCCTGTTCGGCCTCTCGCTCTGCTCCGGCGCCGGCGGGCTCGACCTCGGGCTGCACCTCGCGTGCCCCGGATATCGCACTGTGGGTCATGTCGAGCGGGACGCCTACGCCGCGGCCATCCTCGTGGCGCGGATGGATCGAGGGCGGGAACGCCATCGGTCCGAGTGACCGCCCGAGGGCGGCCCTGGATCGCGCGCCTGTCTGGGACGACGTTGGAACCTTCGACGGCCGCCCGTGGCGCGGCGCGGTGGACATCGTCACAGCGGGCTATCCGTGCCAGCCGTTTTCCGTTGCAGGCAAGCGGCGTGGGGCGGACGACCCGCGCCACCTCTGGCCGCATGTCGCCCGCATCGTCGGCGAGGTCGAGCCGCCCTTCGTGTTCCTCGAGAATGTCGCCCATCATCTCCGCCTCGGCTTTCCCGAAGTCGCCGGAGGACTGGTCAACATGGGCTACCGCCTTGCGGCGGGCCTCTTCACGGCGGCGGAAGTCGGTGCGCCCCACAAGCGTGAGCGGCTGTTCATCCTCGCCCACCGAGAAGGCTGCGAACTGGCCGACCCCGCGCGCCTGCTCGGGGACCCGCTCGAGTGGCGGGAACCGGACGGAACTGCTGCGGCTCTGGCCAACGCCGATGGCGAGCGATGGCCACAAGCCGAGTGCGGGCAAGCGCAAGGCGGCCGATCTGACCGGGGTGAGCCGGATGTGGATGACGCCAACAGCGCGGGATCACAAGGACGGGGCGACGAGCCTTGCGAACACGCCGGTGAACGGCCTGCTTGGCCGCCAGGTCCTCGCGACGCCGATGGCTGGCGGGCGTTCCTGCGACACGCCCCGGACCTTGAACCCGCTATTCGTCGAGGCGCTGATGGGCTGGCCCACCGGGTGGACCGGCTTCGGCTATGTGGCAACGGAGTGGTCCCGCTGGTCGCGGCGCATGCGCTGCGAACTCTGGCAGCTGAATTGCTGGCCGATGGATGAGGTGGCGAGATGAAGCAATCCCGCTTCATGTCGCTGGTCGAGGCCATCGCCAACGTCGCTGTGGGCTACAGCGTCGCCGTCATGACGCAGATACTGATATTCCCGGTCTTCGGGCTGCACACGACGCTGGCGCAGAACCTGAAGATGGGCGGCATCTTCACCATCGTGTCGATCGCACGCTCCTTCGCCCTGCGGCGGCTTTTCGAGGCGATCCGGGTGCGCGGGGCACGATGACATGCCGCCGCCCCATGTGGGACGGCGACATCGGGTCCGTGCTGGTGTGCGGCGTCAGTCGTCGGCGATCATGTAGGCCCTTCCCCGCCCCTCGACCTTCTCCGAGGTGATGGTCAGGCCGAGCTTCTTCTTGAGCGCGCCGGACATGGCCCCGCGAATGGTGTGCGGCCTCCAGTCGAGGGCCGTGGCGATCTCGTCGATGGTGGCACCGCCCTCGGCGCGGAGCATCTCGATCAGCTGCGCCTGCTTGGTGCCTTTTCGGCGCTGGACCGGCGCGGGTGGCATCTCGGCCGGCGGTGTCTCGTCCTGTTCGTCCGTGATCCCGAGTGTGCGGTAGGCCAGCGGGGTGGCGCGCAGCGTGATCGGTCCACGCGTCTCATCATGCCGCCAGACGGTGTTGAGGTCGGTCGCCGGGATTTCCTCGATCAGCTCGTGCTTCAGAAGGCTCTTGCAGACATTGCCGACAGCGCCGCCCTTGAGGTTGGCGGTGACGGGGAAGATTGCCCCGTCACCGCGCGCACAAGCGGTCGACAGGATGATGGCCTGGGCATCGGAAAGCTGGATCTGTGTCATGGGGTCTTCTCCGTGTTCGGGTCCGCGACATGCGGCGCCTTCTACGACCCCAAGCCGCGCAGGGCGCGCGGCGGGAGTTCCGGCGTTGCCGGAGGTCACTCGGCGTGCTCACCCTCACGGAATGCCATGTCGCTGATCTCGCGCAGTTTGTCGCGGTAGTGGCTCAGGGTGCCGACATGGCCCCAGTTGATCTCGTCGGGAGTGGTTTCGAAGTGGGCGTCGCTGAGCGCCTTGAGCCTTTCCAGCATGGTGTCGATCTCCAGCTTGGCAGCGATGAAAGCGTCCAGCGCCTTCGATTTATCAGTGGTGCGGCGGGTCATCGTCTTGGCTCCTTGGCTCGAGTTGCATCGTCGTCGTGGTTGGACGTTTGCTCCATGTGCGCCGCTTATCAACTCGATAAGCACATGACTTTGAATGATAATCGGATCCGGCAATGCAGGGCATGAGCGAGCGCCAGTATGCCGCCCATGTCGGGCTGTCGCGCGGCGCGATCCAGAAGGCGAAGGCCGCCGGCCGGCTCGTTCTGCACGAGGATGGCAGCATCGACGCCGCAGCCTCGGACCGGCTGCGGGCGGACGCGACCGACCCGTCCAAGACCAGGAAGGCGCCGGCGAAGGAACGGAAACTGAAGCCGGTGCCCGAAGCCGCGGTGTCGGCTGTTGGTGAAACGCTCAAGGAACAGGGGCTCGCCGCACCCGCAACCGGTAGCGGCACGACCTTCCTGCAGGCGAAGACGGCGCATGAGGTGCTGAAGGCGCAGGAGCGGCGCATCCGGCTCGCCAAGCTCAAGGGCGAACTCGTCGACCGCGACCGCGCCACGGCGCTGGTCTTCCGGCTCGCGCGCGAGGAGCGCGATGCCTGGGTGAACTGGCCGGCGCGGGTGGCGGCGCTGATGGCGGCAGAACTGGGAACGGAGGTGGCGGCCATGCAGAAGGTTCTGGAGGCCCATGTCCGCGCCCATCTCGAGGAACTCGCACAGCCCCGGATTGCCCTCTGACGAGGTCACGCAGTTCGACGGGGCCGATGCGCTGCTCCGGGCCTGGGGCCACGGGCTCACGCCCGATCCCTGGCTGACCGTCTCGGAATGGTCGGACAGGCACCGCTGGCTGAGTTCGCGCGCGAGCGCCGAGCCCGGCCGCTATCGCACCGAGCGCACGCCCTACATGCGGGCGATCATGGATGCGCTCTCGCCCGGCCATCCTGCGCAGCGGGTCGTGTTCATGAAGGCCGCGCAGGTCGGCGCGACGGAGGCCGGCAACAACTGGATCGGCTTCGTGATTCACCATGCGCCCGGGCCGATGCTCGCGGTCCAGCCGACGGTGGAACTGGCCAAGCGCAACTCGCGCCAGCGGATCGACCCGCTGATCGAGGAGAGCCCGGCGCTGAAGGAGCGTGTCCGCCCGGCGCGGGCGCGCGACAGCGGCAACACGCAGCTGTCGAAGGATTTCCCCGGCGGCGTGCTGGTGATGACCGGCGCGAACTCGGCCGTGGGCCTGCGCTCGATGCCGGCGCGCTACGTCTTCCTCGACGAGGTCGACGCCTATCCGGCCTCGGCCGACGAGGAAGGCGACCCGGTCGGGCTCGCCGAGGCGCGCTCGCTGACCTTCGCGCACCGCCGGAAGGTGTTCCTGGTCTCGACGCCGACGATCCGCGGCGTCAGCCGGATCGAGCGGGAGTACGAGGCGAGCGACCAGCGCCGCTTCTTCGTGCCGTGCCCGCATTGCGGCGCGATGCAGTGGCTGCGGTTCGAGCGGCTGCGCTGGCAGAAGGGCAAACCGGAGACGGCGGCCTATCATTGCGATGCCTGCGAGACCGCGATCGAGGAACACCACAAGCCGGCGATGCTGGCGGCAGGCGAATGGCGCGCGACTGCCGAGGCTCGTGATGCGCGGACGGTGGGGTTTCATCTCTCGGCGCTCTATTCGCCGCCGGGGTGGAAGAGCTGGGCCGACATCGCGCGCGACAAGGAGGCGGCGACGGGGTCCGACGAGGCCGAGCGCGTGTTCCGCAACACCGTGCTCGGCGAGACCTGGATCGAGACCGGCGACGCGCCGGACTGGCAGCGGATCGCCGAACGGCGCGAGGACTGGCCGGCGGGCACAGTTCCCGCTGGTGGGTTGTTCCTGACCGCCGGCGCCGACGTGCAGAAGGATCGGATCGAGGTCGATGTCTGGGCCTGGGGTCGTGGGCTGGAAAGCTGGCTCGTCGATCATGTCGTGATCGAGGGCGGGCCGGCCCAGCCCGAGGCTTGGGAGGCGCTGACCGATCTGCTGGGCCGCAACTGGCGACATGCCGGCGGCGCGGAACTGGGCCTGGCAAAGCTGGCCATCGACACCGGCTATGAGACGGCCGCCGTTTACGCCTGGTCGCGCTCGGTTGGTTTCGCGCAGGTGGCGCCCGTGAAGGGGCTCGAGGGCTTCAACCGGGCCAGCCCGGTTTCGGGGCCGACTTTCGTGGACGCGACCGCCGGCGGGAAGCGCCTGCGCCGTGGGGCCCGGCTCTGGACCGTGGCCACCTCGACCTTCAAGGCCGAGACCTATCGCTTCCTGCGGCTGGCGCGGCCGACCGCGGAAGAGCTGGAGGAAGGTGCTGCGTTCCCGCCGGGCACGTTGCATCTGCCCGGCTGGGCCGACACCGAGTGGATCCGGCAGCTGACGGCCGAGCAGCTGGTGACGGTGCGCAATCGCCGCGGCTTCGCGAAGCTCGAATGGCAGAAGATCCGCGAGCGTAACGAGGCGCTGGACTGCCGGGTCTATGCTCGTGCCGCGGCCTGGATCGCGGGGGCGGACCGCTGGCCCGAGGCGACATGGGCCGATCTGGAAGCGCAGCTCGGCGTGCCGAGTGGAATGGACAGCCCGGCCGGTCGGATCGGGCGGCCCGATCAGTGCATGCAAGGCAAGCGCCGCTCCGATTGGCTCGGGCGGCGGGAAGGATGGTTTTGATGGTGAGGACCGGTCCGCGCAGCGGACGCGAGGCTCCAGTGGAGCGTCGCGAGGGACGAACGCACTGAGCGGGAGCGAAGGGCATGACCTGGACGGAAGCGGAACTGGCGGCGCTGCGGCGCGCTTATGCGAGCGGGACGACACGGGTGAGCTATGACGGCAAGACCGTGGACTACGGCTCGGCCGAGGACCTGCTCGGGCGCATCCGCACCATCGAACGACAGATCGCCGGCGCCACGGCGCGGCCCATCGCGGGCTTCGCCGGCTTCTCGCGCGGGGACCGCTGATGGTCTCCTGGCTCGACAGGGCCATCGCCTCGGTCGCCCCGCGCACGGCCACGCGGCGCGTGCTTGCGCGGCAGGCCTTCGAGGGGCTCGCCCGCTCCTACGAGGGTGCGGCCCGCGGCCGGCGCACCGACGGCTGGCACGCGCCGGGATCCTCGGCGGATGCCGAGATCGGCCGGGCCGGAGCGCTTCTGCGGGACCGGATGCGGGATCTGGTGCGCAACAACCCGCACGCCGCCAAGGCGGTGTCGGTGCTGGTCAACAACATCGTCGGCGCCGGGATCATGCCGCGCGCCGCGAGCGGCGATGCGGCCCTCGACCGCGAGGTGGACCGGCTGTTCGAGATCTGGGCACGGGCCTGCGACGCCGACGGCCAGCTCGACTTCTACGGGCTGCAGACGCTCGCCTGCCGCGAGATGGTCGAGGCCGGCGAGGTGCTGGTGCGCCGCCGCCCGCGGCGCCCGGGGGACGGCGTCATGCCACCCGTGCAGCTGCAACTGCTCGAGGCCGACTTCCTCGACGCCACCTGCAACGGCGCGCTCGGGTCTGGACAGGCGGTGCAAGGGATCGAGTTCGACGCACTCGGCCGGCGCCGGGCCTACTGGCTCTTCGGCGCCCATCCAGGCGATGCCACGCTCAGCCTGACGGGCGGGCTTACCAGCCGCGCGGTGCCGGCCAGCGAGATCGCCCATGTCTACGAGAAGCAGCGCACGCAGGCGCGCGGCGTGCCCTGGGGCGCGCCGGTGATCCGGGCCCTGCGCGACCTTGACGACTACGAGGTGGCGGAGATCGTGCGCAAGAAGACCGAAGCCTGCGTCACGGCCATCGTCTTCGGCGACGAGGAGGCGCAGCAGGGCATCGCGCCCGCGGTGGTCGATGCCGACGGCAATCGGGTCGAGCAGTTTGAGCCCGGCCTCATCGCCTATGCACGCGGCGGAAAGGACATCCGCTTCAACCAGCCGGCTGCCACCGGCGGCTATGGCGAATACAAGCGGGCCAGCCTGCACACCATCGCCGCCGGGTTCCGCGTGCCCTACGAGCTGCTGACCGGGGATCTCAGCCAGGTGAACTATTCCTCGATCCGGGCGGGCCTCGTGGAGTTCCGCCGGATGATCGACGCGGTGCAGTGGCAGCTCTTCATCCCGATGTTCTGTGCGCCGGTCTGGCGCTGGTTCACCGAGGCCGCATGGGCGGCGGGGCGCATTCCCACGCCCGAGGTGCCGGTCGAGTGGTCGCCGCCGAAGTTCGAGGCGGTCGATCCGCAGAAGGACGCGATGGCCGACCTGCTCGCCATCCGTTCTGGCACCAAGACGCTTGCCGAGGCCATCGCCCGGCAGGGCCGCAACCCCGACGCGGTGCTGGCCGAGATCGCGGCCACGAACGCCAAGCTCGACGAGCTGGGTCTCGTGCTCGACAGCGACCCGCGCCGCGTCACCAAGACTGGCAGCGCGCAGTCGAATGTGCCGGCCGACCCCGCGACCGATCCGGACGATCCGGAAACTGACGCGGCCTGACGAGGATTCATTCATGGAGCAGACGATCGAACTGCCGGCGTTCCGCCGGTCGGCGGAGCTGCGGCCTGCCAGCATCGACCCGGAGACCCGCAGCGTCGAGGTGATCTGGTCGACCGGCGCCCGCGTGCGGCGCGCCGCGCTCTTCGGCGAGCCGCATGACGAGGAACTCAGCATGGCGCCCGAGCATGTGCGGCTCGAGCGGCTGAACGCGGGCGCGCCATTCCTGAAGGTGCACGAGGCGCACGATCTCGACGCGGTGATCGGCTCGGTCGTCCCAGGCTCGGCCCGGATCGAGAACGGACAAGGCATCGCCCGCATCCGCCTCTCGGAGCGCGACGCCGTCGGCGACATCTGGCGCGACATCGAGGCCGGGCACATCCGCGCGGTCTCCATCGGCTACCAGGTCCACCGCTTCGAGATCTCGAAGCCTGACGGCCAGCGCGAACTCTGGCGGGCGGTGGACTGGACGCCCTTCGAGATCTCCGCCGTGCCGGTCGGCGCCGATCCCGCCGCCGGCTTCCGTGCGCACCGCGAACACCAGACATGCGTCCTCCACCGCCGGGACGCCCCCACCAGCGAAGGAGCATCCCCGATGACCGACAGGACCGCGACCACGGCCGAGACGGCCGAACAGACGAGTGACACCGCAGTGCCCGAGGAGACGAGCATGACCGACGACAAGACCGGCGCTGCCGACACGCAGACCCGCGCCGCCGACACCAGGCCCAAGGCGACGAAGCCCGCGGCCGACCCGGCGCCGGCGGACCGCAGCCGCAGCGCTGACACCGACGCTCTGGTCAGCGAGGCCCGCGCGCAGGAGCGCGAGCGCGTCTCCACGATCCATGGCCTCGCCGACAAGCTCCAGCTCGAGCGCGGCTTTGCCGACGACCTGATCAAGCGCGGCGTCTCCATCGACGAAGCGCGCCGGCTGATCCTCGACCAGGTTGCGGCCAAGGCCGACGAGACGCGGACCTTTCCCCATGTCTCGATCCCGCTCGGCGGGCGCGACGCCACGGTCACGCGGCGCGAGGCGATCTCGAACGCGCTGCTGCACCGCTACAGCCCGACGCTGTTCCCGCTGGAGGACGCGGCTCGCGAGTATCGCGGCATGACACTGATGGAACTCGCCCGCGAAAGCCTCGAGACGGCGGGCGTCAGCACCCGCGGCCTCTCCCGCGACGAGGTGGCGACGCGGGCGCTGCATTCGACCTCGGACTTCCCCGAGATCCTCGCAGCCGTCACCAACAAGACGCTGCGCCAGGCCTACGAGGCCTATCCGCGGACCTTCCCGCTCTTCTGCCGGCAGGTGCTGGCCACCGACTTCAAGGCGATGCACCGCGTCCAGCTGGGCGAAGCGCCGCAGCTCCTCAAGGTCGGCGAGAGCGGCGAGTTCAAGCGCGGCACGCTCGGCGAGAGCAAGGAGAGCTACCGCATCGAGACCTACGGCCGCGTCGTCGCGATCACCCGGCAGGTGCTGATCAACGACGACCTCGACGCCTTCACCCGGATCCCGGCGATGTACGGCAACTCCATCGCCCAGCTGGAGTCGGACGTGGTCTGGGACATCGTGACGTCGAACCCTGCCATGGCGGATGGCACGGCGCTGTTCCATTCGACCCACAAGAACCTCGCCGGCAGCGGCACGGCGCTCGGGGTCGACAGCGTGGGCGCGGCGCGCGCGGCAATGCGCAAGCAGACCGGGCTCGACAAGAAGACGGTGCTGAACATCCGGCCCGCCTTCCTGATCGTCCCGGCGGCGCTGGAACTGAAGGCCGAGCAGCTGGTGGCCCAGAACCTCGTGCCCGCCCAGAGCGGCAACGTGGTGCCGCAATCGATCCGCACGCTCACGCCGATTGCCGAGCCGCGGCTGGATGCGGCGAGCGACAAGGCCTGGTACCTGGCGGCCTCGCCGAACCAGATCGACACCATCGAATACGCCTATCTCGAGGGCCAGCAGGGCGCCTATATCGAGACCCGCAACGGTTTCGACGTCGACGGCGTCGAGATCAAGTGCCGCCTCGACTTCGGCGCCAAGGCCATCGACTGGCGCGGCCTCTACAAAAATCCTGGGGCGTAACCTGCACCCAATGCTGAACCCTGACACGCGGGCGGTCCAGACGGGCCGCCCTTCGTCTTTCCAAAGGAACCCCGTCATGAAAACCTACGTCCAGCCCGGCAACACCATCACCCTGACCGCGCCCTATGCCGTCGCCTCCGGCGATGGCCTGCTCGTCGGCTCCATCTTCGGCATCGCCGCCGGGGACGCCGCCCTCGGCGATCCCATCGAGACCGCGCTCGTCGGCGTCTTCGACATCACCAAGGTCGGCAGCCAGGCATGGGCCGTCGGCGACAAGGTCTACTGGGACGACACCAACAAGCGCTGCACCACGGTTGCCACCGACAACACGCTCATCGGTGTGGCGGTCGAGGCGGTCGCCGGCGGGGCAGGCGACACAATCGGCCGGGTGCGGCTGAACGGCGCGTTCTGATGACCGCCTTCGCTGCCGCTCTCGACGCGCTCTTCGCCGACGCGCATCTTGCGCGCGACGTGGTCTACACCGCCGAGGGCGGGGCGCCGTCGCTCGTGCGCGCAATCCTGCGCCGGCCGGACGATGTCACCGGCTTCGGCGACGGGCGGATCTGGTCGGAAACCACCCGACTGGATTTGCGCGTGTCCGAGGTCGCAAACCCGCGCCCCGGCGATCGCATCGAGATCGACGGCGAGGCCTTCCTCATCCAGGGCGAGCCTGTCCGTGACCGCGAGCGGCTGGTCTGGACCGTGGACCTGCGCCCCGCCTGATCGCGATGAAGCTGAAGCTCGACATCACCCCCGATCTCGTCGCCGCCATGGCCGCCGAGGTGAAGGCCGGCGAAAAGGCCGTGACTGCCGCCATGCGCGAGGCCGGCACCGGGCTCAAGACCGCCTGGCGGGGTCAGATCACCGGCGCAGGGCTCGGACGGCGGCTGGCGAACTCGATCCGCAGCCAGACCTACCCGAAGGCCGGCGAGAGCCTGAACGCCGCGGCTCTGGTCTGGTCGAAGGCCCCGGTCATCGTCGGCGCCCACGACACCGGCCCGCTGATCCGCTCGAAGGACGGGTTCTGGCTGGCGATCCCGACCGAAGCCGCCGGGCGGGGCATGCGCGGCGGCAGGATCACCCCGGGCGAATGGGAGCGGCGCCGTGGGTTGCGCCTCCGCTTCGTCTACCGACGCCGCGGCCCGAGCCTGCTTGTCGCGGAGGGACGACTGAACAGTCGGGGTCTCGGGGTTGCTTCGCGCTCCAAGACGGGCCGTGGGCGCACAACGGTGCCGATCTTCATGCTGGTGCCGCAGGTCAAGTTGCCGAAGCGGCTGGACCTCGCGCGGGATGCAGACCGGGCGTTGGAAAGCGTGCCGGGGTTGATCGTGGCCAACTGGATAGCGGGGCGTCTTCGATGAGATCCTGAAAAGCAAACGTGCTGGCGCCGGCAGCCGGACAAGGTCAGACTGGGCGCCGAACCATGCCGAGCTATGCAATGCCATCAACCGACCGACTGAAACAGGACAACGCCCATCTTTTACGGACGCAACGGCACTTCCGGCGTGCGGCGGACGCGATCACGAATGCCTGGTGCAGCTTCCCGCAGGTTGTCGCGATCGCGGTCATCGGATCGGTTGCCAAGCCCCTGTGGAAGGAGGTGCCGCGTTTCGCCCCGTATCGTCGCCGTGGCATTCCACTCTGGCACGAGTGCAAGGATCTCGACCTCGCTCTGTGGCTCGACGACCTGACCGTCCTCGGCGAGTTGAGGCGCGCGAAGGCGGCGGCGCTGAGGGCCGAGCACGAACGTCAACAGGATTTCGGCGTGGCAGACCATCAGGTCGACGTGTTTCTGTTCGAGCCGGGCAGCGACGCCTATCTCGGCAGGCTCTGTAACTTCAATCGTTGCCCGAAGTCCCGGCCGGAATGCGCCGTACCGGGCTGCGGTGCAACGCCGTTCCTGCGTCAGTTCCCCGAGTTCGAGGTGGATGGCGACATCCTCGCGGGCGTGGAGGGAAGCATGCTCTATACGCGAGCTGACGGCATCCGATGCTCCGCCACGGATTTTCCCGAGGCTGTCGAAAGCGATTGATCCTGCGCTCGCTCTGGTTTCCGGTCGCCTATCTGCGGAACTGGCGCTGAGCGCTCTGCCTCGAGAAATATGCCATGCCAACCCCTCGCGAAACCATCCTCACCGCGCTGCATGCGCGGCTCTCGGCGCTGCCCGCCACTGCGCTCCGCGGCGAGGTGCTGCCCGAGCGCGTTCCGGCCGAGGGGCTGCTGATCCTGCGCGATGGGGTTCCGGGGGAGCCGGAGGTGACGCTGTCGCCGCTGCGCCATCACTACCAGCACCGCGCCGAGATCGAGGCGGTCGTGCAGGGTGCCGACCGTGACGCCGCCTTCGACACGTTGACCGCCAGCATCGGCGCGGCGCTCGCCACCGATCGCACTCTTGGCGGGCTCTGCGACTGGGTGGAGGCGGAAGCGCCGAGGCCAGTCGATTTGCCCATCGAGGGCGCGGCGAGCCTGAAAGCCGCCGTGATCCCGGTGGTCCTGCATTATTCCACGGCCGATCCGCTGGCCTGACCCCGACAACCCCAGGAGAACACCATGGCACGAGCCCAGGGGGCGCGGGCGCAGATGGCGCTTGCGTTCGAGACGACCTATGGAACGCCGCCCGTGAGCGGCTTCACCCGCATGCCCTTCGCCAGCACCTCGCTCGGCGCGGAGCAGCCGCTGCTCAACTCGGAGCTTCTCGGCTATGGCCGCGATCCGCTGGCCCCGGTGAGGGACGCGGTGACCGCCGATGGCGACGTCGTCGTGCCGCTCGACGCCGGGGCCTTCGGATTCTGGCTGAAAGCCGCGTTCGGGCCACCTGCAACGACAGGCACGGCTCCGGGGCCGTTCACGCACGAGTTCCAGTCGGGGTCGTGGACGCTGCCCAGCATGTCGATCGAAACCGGCATGCCGGAGGTGCCGCGCTATGCGATGTATTCCGGCTGCGTGCTCGACCAGATCACCTGGCAGATGCAGCGCTCCGGCCTGCTGACGGCAACTGCGCGACTGGTCGCGCAGGGCGAGACGGTGGGCACGACCACCAGCGCCGGGACACCCGCCGCGCTGGAACTGAAGCGCTTCGGCCATTTCAACGGGTCGATCACGCGGAATGGCTCCGCCCTCGGCAACGTGGTCTCGGCCGAGATCACCTATGCCAACAACCTCGACCGGATCGAGACGATCCGGAGTGATGGCAGGATCGACGGTGCGGACCCCTCCATCGCCGCGCTGACCGGCCGGATCGAGGTCCGCTTCGCCGACCAGACGCTGGTCACGCAGGCCATCAACGGCGAGGCCTGCGAGATGGAGTTCGCCTACGTGCTGCCCTCGGGCGAGAGCTTCACCTTCACCGTGCACGCCGTCTACCTGCCGCGCCCGCGCATCGAGATTTCCGGGCCGCAGGGCGTGCAGGCCACCTTCGACTGGCAGGCCGCGCGCGACAGCGTGGTCGGCCGGATGTGCACCGCCACCCTCGTGAACGATGTGGAGACGTATTGATGCTGACGCTCGATCTGACGAACGCGCCGCGCTGGCACGAGCTTTCGCCCGGCGTGAGGGTGCAGATGCGCCCGCTGACCACCGCGCTGATGGTGGCGACGCGCAGCGATCCGGCCGTGGAAGCCGTGCCCGAGGACGCCTCCGACGAGGAACGCGCCGTTGCCTTCGCCAAGGCGCTGGCGCGCCGGGCGGTGCTCGCCTGGGACGGCATCGGCGACGCGGACGGCAAACCTATCGAGCCAAGCCCCGAGGCCATCGACGCGCTTCTCGATGTCTGGCCGATCTTCGAGGCGTTCCAGCTGACCTATGTCTCGAAGGGCCTGCTGCTGGAACAGGAAAAAAACGCCTCCGCGCCCTCGCCGAATGGTCCTTCGGCGGGGGCGACCGATACTGCGAAGCCTGCGCGAAAGCCTGCCCGGACTGCCCGGCGCGGCTGAACCGTCCGGAAACACCGGAGGGTTGGCAGGTCTGGGACCTGGTCGGCCGTCTCGGCGGCCAACTGCGCGTCCTGCCCGGTGCGGTGATCGGCTGGGACATGTCGGCGGCACTAGCGCTCGGTGACGCCCTCGGCGTGCCGCCGCTCGCCATGGCCGAACTGCTGCCCGTCATCGAAGCGGTGATGGTCGCCAAACTCAACGAACAGATGGATCACTCTCATGGCGGAAAAACGGGTTAGCGTCCGCCTCGCGGCCGTGGGCGGACGGCAGGTGCGCGCCGAGTTGGAAGGCGTGGGCGAGGCCGGGTCGCGCGGCTTCGGACGGCTCAGCCGCGAGATGGAGGCGGCTAATGCCCGGCTCGCGGCCTTCTCGCGCCGGGTTCGCGTGGCCGCCGCGGCCGCCGTCGCCGCTGCCACCGCCGCCGGGGTGGCCATGGTGCGCTCCGGACTCCAGACCGTCGATGCGCAGGCGAAGCTCGCGCAGTCGCTCGGCACTACGGTCGCCTCGATCCAGACGCTCGAGCGCGCGGGCGAACTGGCGGGTGTTTCCATGTCCGGGATCGAACAGGCCACCAAGGATCTGACCCGCCGTCTCAGCCAGGCGGCCGCCGGGACCGGACCGGCCGCCGACGCGCTCGACCGGCTGGGGCTTTCCGCCACCGACCTGATCGCCCTGCCGCTGGACCAGCGCGTCGGCGCGATCAACGCCGCCATCGAGAGCTTCGTGCCTGCCGCCGAACGCGCGGCTGTCGCAGGCCAGCTTTTCGGCGAGGAAGGCTCCATCGCCATGTCGCGGATCGACACCGCGACGCTGCGCCAGGCGACGGAGGACGTTCTTGCCTTCGGCGTCGTCGTGTCGGAGCAGGACGCCGACCAGATCGAGCGGACCAACGACGCGATCTCGCGCCTCGGCCTCATCTGGCGCGGTCTCTCGAACCAGCTGGCCGTCGCTGCGGCACCCGCACTGGAAGCGGTCGCAGATGCGATGGCGTCTGTTGCAAGCCGCACCGGGCCGCTGGGCATCGCGATCCGCGGGCTCTTCGACAACATCGGCCGCCTGACCACCTATGCCGCGACCTTTGCAGCTTTCCTCGCCGGTCGCTGGGTCGCCGGGCTGGCAGCTGCCGCGTTCTCGGTCCGTGGGTTCGCAACCGCGCTCGTCGTGCTGCGCGGGGCGCTGATCCGGACCGGCATCGGGGCGCTGATCGTGGGCGCGGGCGAACTCGTCTACCAGTTCACCCGTCTCGTCTCCGGCGCAGGCGGTTTCGGCGAGGCGATGTCGCTCCTGAAGGACCTCGCGGTCGAGGTCTGGGAGCGGATCCGCATGGGCGCGGCGGCGGCGGGCGCTGCGGCCACGGCGATGTTCTTCGACCTGAAGGCCGACGCCGCCTCGGGCATGCAGAGCGCCATCGAGAGCATGGTGGGTTTCGGCAACACGGCCGCGAACACGTTCGAGGGCGCCTATGAGGCGATCAAGGCGATCTGGGGCCTGCTGCCCGCCGCCATCGGCGATCTGGCGTTCCAGGCGGCCAACAGCCTGGTCGACGGCGTCGAGGCGATGCTGAACGGCGTGGTCTCGCGCATCAACGGCTTCATCGGCGGCATCAATCAAGGGCTCGAAGCGCTCGGGTCGGAGCGCCGCATCTCGCTGGTGCCCGACCTCGACCTCGGCGAGATCGAGAACCGCTTCGAGGGCGCGGCCAATGCCGCCACGACAGCTGCGCAGGCGGCGTTCGACCGGGCCTTCGAGGACAACCCGCTCACTGCGCCCGATCTCGGTCTGACCGAGGCGGCGAGCAGGGCGCTCGAGTCCGCGAACCTTTATCGCGGCGCGGCGCGCGATCTGGCCGAAGGGGCCCGCGCGCCCCTCGAAAGCTGGCAGGCCCTGCGCGATGCCGTGCGCAGCACCGACGGGGCGAGCGCGGATGCGCTGACCGAGGCCACCGGTGCGGCCGAGCGGCTGGAAACGGCGCTCGGCGATGCCAGACGTGCCGCCGCGGGAGCCGGTGCGGCTGCAGGGGCTGCAGCTGCGGCAGCGGAGCCCGCGACTGAGGCTGCCGTCACCGGCTGGCAGGCGGTCACGTCTGCGCTCTCCGACTATGCCAGCAAGGCCCGCGACATCGGCGGCGATATCGGCCAGAGCCTCGTCGGCGCCTTCCAGTCGGCGGAGAACGCGGTGGGCCAGTTCGTGAAGACAGGCAAGCTGAACTTCCGCGATCTTGTCACCTCGCTGCTCGCCGACCTCGCTCAGCTCGCGGCGCGGCGGTTCATCCTCGGGCCGATCGCCAATGCGCTCTCCGGCGTGTTTTCTGGGGCGGGCGGTATCTTTGCCAACGTCCTGCATGCGGGCGGGATGGTGGGATCGGCCGGACCCTCGCGGATGGTCCCGGCCATGGCCTTCGCCGCCGCGCCTCGGATGCATGGCGGCGGCATGGCGGGGCTACGCCACGACGAAGTGCCCGCGATCCTGCAGCGCGGCGAGCGGGTTCTGTCGCGGCGGGAGGCGCAGACGTACGGCGGAGGCGGCGGGGTCAACGTCACCATCATGGCCCGCGACGCCGAGAGCTTCCGGCAATCGCGAACGCAGGTGGCGGCCGACATCGCCCGCGCCGTCTCGCTCGGGCGGAGGGGCATGTGATGGCGTTCCACGAGGTCCGTTTTCCCGACAATATCAGCCGCGGCGCGCGGGGCGGGCCCGAGCGGCGCACGCAGATCGTCGAGCTCGCCTCGGGCGACGAGGAACGCAACGCCAGTTGGGCCAATTCGCGCCGCCACTACGACGTCGCCTATGGCATCCGCCGCGCCGATGATCTCGCCGCCGTCGTCGCCTTCTTCGAGGCACGGAATGGGCGGCTGCATGGCTTCCGGTTCAAGGACTGGGGCGATCACAAGTCCTGCCTGCCGTCCCAGACGCCAGCGCCGACCGATCAGGCGATCGGCACCGGCGACGGCACGACGAGCGCCTTCCAGCTGGTGAAGCGCTACACCTCAGGCGCGCAAACCTGGACGCGCGCCATCGCCAAGCCGGTCGCCGGGACCGTGCGCATCGCGCTGGCGGGCGTCGAGCAGCTCTCCGGCTGGTCGGTCGACACCACGACCGGCGTGGTCACCTTCAGCACCGCGCCGGGATCGGGCGTCGCCATCACCGCGGGGTTCGAGTTCGACGTGCCCGTCCGCTTCGACACCGACGCGCTGGACGTGACGCTCGACCTCGAGCGGCTCGGCTCGATCACCTCCATTCCGCTTCTGGAGATCCGGCGATGAACGATACCGGCAGCTTTGTCGCGGCCGTGTTGCGCGAGCTTGCTGCCTCGACGGCGGTGATCCTCGCCGCCTGGGGCGCGCTTGGCGGTGCGACCAACGCGCTGACCACGAAGATGCGCCTGCGCGACGCGCTGCGCCACATCCTGCTCGGCGGGCTGATCGCGGCCGGGATGGGCAGCCTCTCGATGGCTGTCATCACCTCCTGGCTTAACCTGCCTCCGCAAGCGATCCCGGCCGGGGGCGCGGCGGGGTCGGCGGCCTACCTGGTGGGCGTCTTCGGCCCGGCGGTGATCGAGCTGGTGCTTGCGCGGCTGCGCGCGGCGCGGGAGGGGCGCGATGACTGAGCTCACCCGCGTTCTGCGCGGCCTTCGCCGGCTGACCGACGACCCGCGCGAGGCCTTCACCCACCGCCTGCGCATCGGCCTCGCGGTGGCGGCGCTGATCCTGATCCTCTCGCTCCTGAGGTAATCCCATGCAGATGACAGACCGGGGCCTCGTGGCCCTTGCCCGGCACGAAGGCATCGTGCCCGGACCCTACCGCGATGCCACCGGCACCTGGACCTTCGGCATCGGCCACACGGCCGCAGCCAGGCCGCCCGATCCGGGTGCGATGCCGCGCGGTATGCCCGACGATCTGGAGGCAGGGATCCGCGAGGCGTTCCGGGTCTTCCGCGCCGATCTTGCGCACTACGAGGCGGATGTCCGGCGCGCCGTGACGGTGCCGCTCAAGCCGCATGAGTTCGATGCGCTGGTCTCGTTTCACTACAACACCGGCGGCATCGCCCGCGCGGCACTGACCCGGCACCTCAATGCCGGCAATCGCGTTGCAGCCGCCAACGCGTTTCTGAACTGGCGGCGGCCAGCCTCGATCATCCCGCGCCGCGAGGCTGAGCGCGACCTGTTCCGCCATGGCCGCTATCCCGGCGGCACGATCCCGGTCTGGTCGGTGGACTGCGCGGGCCGGGTGGACTTCTCGCAACCGATCCGCCGACTGACCGAGACGCAAGCGCTGGCGCTGCTGCACCCGGCAAAGACTGTGCCACCGCCCAGTTCCGCACCCACCTCTGAAAAACCGACCAGATGGCTCGCCCGCCTGATCACCCTTGTCTCCAGCTTGATCCGGAGGACCTGATCCATGCGCTACATTCGCCCCAACTCCTTGACCTGGTGGGCGGGACTGCTCGCCTTGCTCACCGGCATCGCCTCGCTCGCGATGCCCGCCACCGGACCGCTCGGGGAACTGCCCCGGCTCGTCGCGCTGCTTGCCGGCTCCGGCGATGCCTCGCCCGCGGGGCTCATGTTCCTCGGTCTTGGCCTGATCGGCCTGCGCGACCGGATCGAGCGCGGGTTCCGCGGGGATGACTGAAATTCTGATCTGGGGAATAGGCGCGCTGGCGGCTTTGGGCGGGACTGTCCTCGGCCGCCTCTGGGGGCGGCTGGAAGGGAAGCGCGCAGGTAAACGGGAGGCGGAACGCGATGCACAACGCAATCAGACAAAGCGGATGGAACGCGGGCGCGAGGCGGTGCGCGACGGCCGCGGCGCTGGCGATCCTGCTGACCGGCTGCGGCGCAACGACGGTCTCTGGTGACGCGGGCTGCGCCTCCTATGTCGAGGCGTGCCTTGCCCGACCGCCTGTGGAGACGGTGGTCGAAATGCCCGCCACATGGGCAGGCTGGGTCGCCGATCTCGACGACCGCATGACGGGAACCTGCCGATGAAATCCCTCTCTCCGGAACTGCAGGCCCATCTCGACGAGGGCACGACCACGCTCGCCTGGGTGTGGCGGATCACCCGCGCGGACGGCCAGGTGTTCGGCTTCACCGACCACGACCGGACGCTGAGCTTCGATGGCACCGACTTTGAGCCGGAAAGCGGCCTGACCGCCTCAGAAGTCCGCTCGGGATCGGACCTCTCGGTCGATGCGCAGGACGCCGAGGGGGTGCTGACCTCCGACCGGATCACCGAGACCGACATCCTCGATGGCCGCTGGGACAACGCGGAGGTCGAGGTCTGGCGGGTGAACTGGGCCGACAAGGGCCAGCGCGTGCTGATGCGGCGCGGTGCCATCGGCCAGATCCGGCGCGGGCGGCTCGCCTTCGTCGCCGAGGTGCGCTCGCTCGCCCATGTGCTGGGCCAGACGGTCGGGCGGACCTTCCAGGCAACCTGCGATGCAGCACTCGGCGATGCACGCTGCGGTGTCGATCTGGAGGACCCGGCCTACAAAGGGACGGGCGCCGTCATCGATCTCTTGCGCGACCGGGCCTTCACCGCTTCGGGCCTAGGCGGGTTCGAGGCCGGCTGGTTCACCTTCGGGACCATCGAATGGACCAGCGGCGCCAATGCCGGGCGGCGTGCAGAGATCGTCGCGCATGACCTGACCGACGGCATCGCCGTGCTGACGCTGCTCGAAGCGCCAGTGAGGCCCATCGCCGGGGGAGATGGTCTTATCGTCCGCGCGGGCTGCGACAAGCGCATTGAGACCTGTGGCACGAAGTTCGCCAATGTCGCCAGTTTCCGGGGCTTCCCGCATATCCCCGGCCAGGATGCCGTTCTCCGTTACGCGACGAAGGACGGCGGGCACGACGGGAGCGTGCTGTGAGAGCCGCCGATCCGGAGCGGGTGATCGCGGCGGCGCGGTCGTGGCTCGGCACGCCCTATCACGACCAGGCCAGCCTGCGCGGCGTGGGCTGCGACTGCCTCGGACTGGCCCGGGGCGTCTGGCGCGAGGCCGTGGGCCCCGAACCGTTCCCGATCCCGCCCTACAGCCGGGACTGGGGCGAGACCGGACCGCGCGAGGTTCTGGCCGAGGGCGCGCGCGCCATGATGATCGAGGCGCCGCCTGCCGACGCTGGCCCCGGCGCGCTGGTGCTCTTCCGCATGAGGCCACGCGCTATCGCAAAGCATGTCGGGATCCTCACTGCGCCCGACATCTTCCTCCACGCCTATGAGCGGCTCGGCGTGATCGAGGAACCGCTCACCCCATCCTGGCGGCGACGCATCGCCTTCGCCTTCCTGTTTCCCCAACGCTGAGGCCCGACCATGGCAACGCTCGTCCTCGGTGCCGCTGGCGCCGCCATTGGCGGTTCGATCGGCGGCGCGATCCTTGGCGTCAGCGCCGCGACCATCGGCGGCTTCATCGGCTCCAGCATCGGCTCGGTGGTCGACAGCTGGATCATCTCGTCGCTGGCGCCCACGCAGCGCATCGAGGGCGCGCGTCTCGACACGCTGCGCATCACCTCGGCCACCGAGGGCGCGGTGATCCCGCGGCTCTACGGTCGCATGCGGATGGGCGGCAACATCATCTGGGCGACCGATTTCCGCGAGGAGACCACGACCACCACCCAAGGCGGCGGCAAGGGCGGCGGGGGCGGCAAGGTCAAGACAACCGAGTATCTCTACTACGCGAGCTTCGCGGTCGCGCTCTGCGAGGGTCCGATCACCGGGATCGGCCGCATCTGGGCCGACGGCAAGCCAATGGACCTCTCTGGCGTCACCTGGCGCTGGTATCCGGGCGACGAGGCGCAGACGGCGGACCCGTTCATCGCGGCCAGGATGGGCGCGGCCAACACCCCCGCCTATCGGGGCACCGCCTATGTGGTCTTCGAGGAGCTGGCGCTCTCGACCTACGGCAACCGCCTGCCGCAGCTCTCCTTCGAGGTGTTCCGGCCGCTCGCCGACCCCGACACGGCCGAGGGCTTGACGCAGGCCGTCACCATGATCCCGGCCTCGGGCGAGTTCACCTATGCCACGCAGGCCATCCGCAAGACCGATGGCGGCGCGACGGTGCCCGAGAACCTGAACGCGCTGCCGGATGCCACCGACATCGTGGTGGCGCTCGACCGGCTGCAGGCGATGGTTCCAGCGGTCGAGAGCGTCAGCCTCGTCGTCGCCTGGTTCGGCGACGATCTGCGTGCGGGATCCTGCAAGGTGCGGCCGGGCGTCGAGGTGTCCGCCAAATCGACCACGCCTATGTCCTGGTCGGTCAACGGTGTCAGCCGCGTCAATGCCTTCCTCGTCAGCCGCGACGATCAGGATCGCCCGGTCTATGGCGGCACGCCGTCGGACTTCGCCGTCGTGCAGTCGATCCAGGAGATGAAGGCGCGCGGGCTGCGGGTGACCTTCTATCCCTTTATCCTGATGGATGTGCCGCCCGGCAACTCGCTGCCGAACCCGTATTCCGACAACGCCGCCGAGACCGGCCAGCCCGCATTCCCTTGGCGCGGCCGGATCACCTGTTCGCCCGCGGCGGGCCATGCCGGAACTGTGGACAAGACGGCCGCCGCCACGGCGCAGGTTTCGGCACTGTTCGGCACGGCGACGCCCGCGAACTTCAGCGTCTCCGGCCAGTCGGTCATCTGGACCGGCCAATCGGGCGATTGGGGCCTGCGGCGGATGGTGCTGCATTACGCCCACCTCTGCGTGGCCGCAGGCGGCGTGGACGCCTTCCTGATCGGCACCGAGATGCCGGGGCTCACCACCATCCGCTCGGGCGTATCCACCTATCCGGCCGTGCAGGCCTATCGGGATCTGCTCGCGGATGTGCGCTCGATCCTCGGGTCCGGCACGAAGATCGGCTATGCCGCCGACTGGAGCGAGTATTTCGGGCACCAGCCGGGTGACGGATCGGGCGACGTGTTCTTTCACCTCGATCCGCTCTGGGCCGATCCGGAGATCGATTTTGTCGGGATCGACAACTACATGCCGCTGTCGGACTGGCGGGACGGGTTCGACCATCTCGACGCCGCCGATAGCTGGCCCGCGATCTACGATCGGGCGTATCTGCAGGCGAACATCGCGGGTGGCGAAGGCTTCGACTGGTTCTACGCCAGCGCCGCCGATCGGTCGGCTCAGGTGCGAACGCCGATCACCGATGGTGCAGCGGGAAAGCCGTGGGTCTTCCGCTACAAGGATCTGCGCGCCTGGTGGTCGAACCAGCATTACAACCGCCCGGGCGGGGTGGAGAGCGCGACGCCGACGGCATGGGTCCCGCAGTCGAAGCCGATCCGGTTCACCGAACTCGGCTGCCCCGCCATCGATCGTGGCACCAACCAGCCCAACGTCTTCTTCGATCCGAAGTCCTCCGAGAGCTTCACGCCACATTTCTCACGGGGCTGGCGCGACGATGCGATCCAGCGCGCCTATCTCGAGGCGAGCTATCTCTGGTGGGGCGAGGCTGCGAACAATCCGGTGTCCTCAGTCTATGGCGACCGGATGGTTCATGTCCCGGAATGCGCCGCCTGGACCTGGGATGCACGGCCCTATCCGTTCTTCCCGGAACTGACCGGCGTCTGGACCGACGGTCCGAACTGGCGGCTCGGCCACTGGCTGACCGGACGCCTTGGCGCGGTCTCGCTGGCCGCCCTCGTGCGGCACCTCTGCCTGCGGGCAGGCATGCCCGAGGATCGGATTGATGTCTCCGGGCTCTGGGGCGCGGTCGAGGGATATGTCATCGGCGCACTGGAAAGCCCACGCGCCTCCATCACCACGCTGTCGCGGCATTTTGGTTTCGACGCCGTGGAGACCGAAGGGATCATTCGTTTCGTGATGCGTGGCCGGGCGTCGGTCTCGACCATCGACCCCGATCACCTCGTAGCTACCCGCGAGGGTGACGTGCTGGAACTGACCCGCAGCCAGGAAACCGAGCTGCCGCAGGCGCTGAAGTGGCAGCTGGCCCGCGCCGACGAGGACTACGACGCCGCACTGGTCGAGGCGCAGCGCATCACGGTCGACACGACGCGGATCACATCGGAGAGCTTTCCGATGGCGGTGCCGCCCGAAGAGGCGGAACGCCGCTGCCGTCGTGCGCTGATGGAAGCTTGGACGGGCCGCGAGAGTGCCACCTTCCGCCTGCCACCGTCGCGGTTGGCGCTCGATCCTGCCGATGTGGTGACGCTGGAACATGACGGCCGGTCCATCACGCTGCGGCTCACCTCAATCGCAGATGCCGACGCGCGTGGTATTGAGGCGGTGCGCCAGGACCGCGAGGCCTATGACCTGCCGCCGGGGGAGCCGCGACCCACGTCGTTGTCGAAGGCCGTGGTGTTCGGCGCGCCCGAGGTCGTGCTGCTGGACCTGCCGCAACTGAGTGAGGATCAGCCTGCGCATCGTCCCTTCGTCGCAGCCCATGCCGTTCCATGGCCCGGCGAGATGGCGGTGTTCCGCAGCGGCTCGTCCGATGGCTTCGAGCTGCTGACCACCTTCGGCGGTCGGGCACGGATCGGCGTCCTGGTTTCGGATTTCTGGCCGGGACCGACCTCACGCTTCGATCTCGGCAACGTGCTGGTGGTAGACCTGCTTTCGGGCACGCTGGAGAGCGTCACCGATCTGGCGCTGTTCGGCGGCGCCAATGCACTCGCCGTCGAGAGCGCACCAGGCATCTGGGAAATCGTGCAGGCGGGGGCGGCCGAGTTGCTAGCGCCCGGCCGGTATCGTCTGACCCGGCTCTTGCGCGGGCAGCGCGGAACGGAAGGCGCCATGGGCAATCCGGCGCCCGCTGGCGCGCGGGTGATGGTGCTGGACGAGAGCCTCGCATCGCTGCCGATCGCCGAAGCCGATCTCGGGATTCCCTGGAACTGGCGCATCGGCCCGGCAAGCCGACCGGTCAGCGATGAGACCTATGTTGCCACGAGCTTCACGCCCGAGGGCGTGGGGCTCCGGCCGTTCTCGGTCGCTCATGTCGAGCAGCCATGGCGAAAGCCCCAGACGCCGGGCGATCTCACGATCCACTGGACGCGCCGTTCGCGATCCCTCTCGGCCGACAACTGGGGCGCCGGCGAGGTGCCGCTCGCCGAGGAGGTCGAAGCCTATGAGGTCGAGATCCTCGACGGCCCGGCCGTCAAGCGAACCTTGGCCGCCGCCAGCACCAGCGTGGTCTACACCGCCGCCCAGCAGTCCGCAGACTGGGGCGCGCCGCTCGGGTCTGGCGACACGCTGACCGTCCGCATCTTCCAGCTCTCCGCCCTCGTGGGGCGGGGCGCGCCCAAGACCGTCACGCTGATACTCTGAAGGCCATCCCATGTCCGACGCCACGACCCATCTCCTGCTGCCCTACATCCTGGCGGCGCAGGCCCAGAAGCACGTCACCCACAACGAGGCGCTGCGGATCCTCGACGGACTCGTCCAGCTCTCGGTCCTCGACCGCGACCTGACGGCACCGCCCGGCAGTCCCGCCGATGGCGATCGCTACATCGTCGCCTCGGGCGCGACGGGCGACTGGGCGGGCTGGGACCTGAACGTGGCGCTGTTCACGGACGGCGCGTGGCTGCGCCTGCCGCCACGGACCGGCTGGCGGGCGTGGGTCGAGGACGAGGGCCTGTTGCTGGTCTACGACGGGTCCGGCTGGGTCGGGACCACGCCGGACGCGCTGCAGAACCTCGCGCTGCTGGGGCTCGGGACCACCGCAGATGCGTCGAACCCGTTCTCGGCCAAGCTCAACGCCGCGCTCTGGACCGCGAAGACCGTGGCCGAGGGCGGCACCGGCGATCTGTTCTACACCATGAACAAGGAGGCCGCTGGCGACGATCTCGGGCTGACGCTGCAGACCGGCTTCGTGACCAAGGCGCTGCTGGGCCTCTTTGGCTCCGACCGGTTCCGCCTCGCAGTCTCCGCCGACGGCAGCACCTTCTTCGACGGGCTGAGCGTGGACAACGCCACTGGCATCGTCGACCAGCCCCGGCTGCCCCGGTTCAAGGCCTACACCAACTACGACAACTATGTCGGCGTCGGAACCTGGACGAAGATCGGTCTGAACAACACCGACTACAACGACCAAGGCGGGTTTGACGCGGCGAACAACCATTTCGTGGCGCCCGTGGACGGCACCTACCTCTTCGGCGCGACGCTGCTCTACAAGGTGAACGCCAGCACCTCGGCGCGGATGAGTGGGCGGCTTGTCCTGAACGGCACGACTGAGATCCGTGGCTCGTCCGGCGAGATCAGCGGCGCGCATGTCTCCGAGGCGACGGCGCTCTGGCTTCAGACGGTGGCCGCGCTCACCGCCGGCGACACGGTCGAGCTGCAGGGCAATTTCCGCGCGGCGGATGGGTACTTCGCCGCCGACCAGACGTCCTTTTGGGGCTGCAAGATCGGCTGAGGGAGGCACGCAGACTTTGTTCTCTGCGGCAAGCTGCACGCCGCTAGCGTGCTGGCGTTTCATCAGGGGGCGTCTGGCCCTCGAACTGACCAGTAAGTCTGAGAAGTTGCCGACGAAAGGCCGCGCCGTCTGCTGCGAGATCCACTGTGGCGAAACGAATGAGATGTCCGTGCACAGAAATGGCTTCGTCCATCGCTTCGCCGATCGCTGGGTGCAGCAGCACGCCCTCGGCGCGGTCCGCCAGCGCATCGCCCCGACCTGTCTGGGAACGGAGATAAGCGTAGACTTGGTAAATGTATCCGCTTCGCAGCGTCGCCTCGCGCCGCCAGCCCGCAGTTACGATCCCGGTGAACTTGGTATCGATTACGATGCGCCGCGCCGCCACCACATCGTCGAGCACAATATCGGTCTGCATGCCCGGCAGAATGTCCCGCGCGCCCCCGCTGCACCAATCGAGCGGCCAGTCGAGGAGGCTGCCAGTTCGCACATGCCATCGCTCTGGCGGCAAGACAGTCCGGTAGAACCCGCCGACTGCACGTTCGAACAGTCGCCGCGCCCACTGCTCCTCTCGATCCGGCATCGGCAGGGGCCGTGGACCCGCCCGTTCAGTCGGCAAAACAAGGTCCATAGCGAGGATCGCGGCCGCCAGCATCTGTTGATCTGCGGCGTCATGGCGGCCGATGCGATCGGCGCTGAGCTCGGCTCGCGACGGCATCGCTCCAGCGACGCCGATCGCCTGCATGTCCGCCGCCAGCCGTCGGCAGCGATGGCGGAGCTCGGGGCGTGCGACTAGTCGCGCCACCGCCTCGAGCGCGCCTCGAACGAAGCGGTTGCGGGGCGTGTCGACGCTGAGCTCGTTGAAACGGCACGCCACGGCGCCTCGCGCAAGCAGCTGTCGGCGCTCGGTGCGCAGGATGTCGATCCGACCTCGGACCCGGGAGAGATCGGCGCAGCGCTGACGGTAGCCGAGGCTCAGCTGTCGACGTTGGCGCTCCTCGACTGCCTGCGCCAATAGCTCGGCGACGAGATCGGCGATCTCGTCCGGGTTGCGCTCGACGTCGACACGTGTGCGGCCCGATGTCCGGAACAGGTCCGAGGCGTAAAGCATCAGGAGCCAGATGTTGCGTACCGGGATGCGACCGATGAATCCTGCCGCAGCGGTCTCGGCCGCAACGTCGGCGACGGCGA